CGAGAATCATGTTTCTTTCTTCAAAAAGAGTTTTGTTTCTTCCAGAAGAAGTTTGGATGATTTTTACGTTACCCTGCATTATCAATAAACCCGAAGTTGCCGTTTGTTGCGGAGTGGCTACCGCCCCAATACTCTAGATACTCGCTCCGAGAACCTCCAGATGTCATGTATGTCGAAGATGAGTTAAACGCATTTCGTGATGATTTATTTGCGTTCAATTCATCGAAGAATCGGAAAACATCTTGGAAATTCTTTCTGCTGTAATCCCCTGCATAAACATTATACTCTTTATCTAGGAAATTTACGTCCAATAACGTTAATCCTGCTAATTCAGCGGCTCCGCCGGGTTTAGACACCTCAACATAGTATACTGAGTTTTCGTCATGAACCGGACCTGCTGAGGCAAAATATCCTTGTAGCGGTCCTTGCCTAGACTTAGAGTAGTACTTTAGAGGTGTTCTGCTATTCAAAGTGTGGAAATCGAACACATGAGTTTGTTCTTCGTTATTGTTTTCGAAGTTCAATGCGTACCACATATCCTGGTCCGACATGTTTCGGCTTTCTTCCCATGTCTTAGTATTCCAGTTGTATGCCCAGGCGCGGGAGAACGATTCTTGCCACCCATTTCCTAGGTACGGCTTCTGCTCCATCACCACACGAACATGCAGAGTTTGCGGTAAATTAATGCCGCGAGAAATCGAGGCTATCTTTCCTGTAACCCCAAGCTGGTATTCTCGGTCGGGGAAGAACTTATTTCCTTTGCTTCCGTTAAAGAACTCGCCAATCTTAGAATCCTCTACCATTCGCACTTGGAAATTCCTTAGCTTCCCTTCTGAACGGTTGGTTTCGCTACCCGCGCACATCGTGAACCACAACTCATAGGAGTCTCCTTTTTCGAAGCTGCTATCAACCGGGAACTCGTCGCTGAAAGTTCGGTAGTCGCTGGAGTCGTCGGTCGCGCTGAAGAGGCTGTTTGGGGGAGTTGCCGATAGAGTATTTGGGGTTGTTTCCCAAGAGTTTGAGGAAGCTGTCCAACACTTATCTTTTGTTAGGTTTCGTAGAGCGTACACATACTGTTCTTCTTGACCTCCACTGATTTTAGTAGTTGATGCGTCGAAGCTGACTCTGTACCTAGAGCCGGGGTCTAAGTTTCTTAGGTTTTTAGGTGTAGTTGCGAACTGAGGGTTGAATACAGTGCTGATGCTAGGGTTGTTTGGGTTACCGACCACGGACGAGGTGGTGTTTGCGTTTCCGCTGCACTGCAAGACTACCGCTCGTATAGCACTTCCGGCGTACTCATACACACCAGCGGATAAATTGGCGGCTGTAGCTACAGGCATCTCTTGGAGAAGTTCAGGCGCTCTAGCTTGGTCAATAATCTTCCACCCTGCGAAGGCAGACAAAGTTGTACTTCTAACAGCAGCATCAATAGGAGGGAATTGCAGTTTTCCGTTATAACAGTAGTTCATGTTTCCGTCTAGAGGAAAGCGAACTCTTACTGCATCTCGCGGAGTTTGTCCTGGAGTCCTTTGAATCAAGGTTATGCCGCTAATGGAATTCAAATCAACATTGTAGCTTGGATTTTCGATACTGTTAAGAACAGCAAGAGAATTAATTCTAGGCGCTACAAAAGAAACACTAGACAACAGTGTCTCGTTACTGAAGAAGGGTTTGCTTGGAGCCTCAAAGACATCAAGCGGGTGCCGATAGGTTCCGTACGCTCCGTCCTTTAGAATTCCTCCTTGCAAGTCTCTCTGACCTCCGTCAGTTCCAACAAACACATTGTTTTCCGAAATCGCTTCGGTCGCCACTACCGCACTCCAACTTGGGTAAGTAGACGAGATTGGGTAAGGGAAGCCTGTCCCGGCGTTTGCTGAAAGGTTCGTCTGTATTGGTCCTGCAATCGAGAAATTATTGTTCATGAAGCCCGGACCAAAAACATGGGAGAGTATATTGAAACCGCCAGCGTATCTTTGTAGTGGGGTAAGAGTTCTCTTATCGACGAAGTTTCGAAATTTCCTCCCAAACTTATTATTGTAGTCGTTGAAAAGAAGGCTAATTCCTTGCCCGAACTTAAAGTTTTCAAATCCGTCGTTTGTGAAATCCAGCCAACGAGTATCTTCCTTGCCTCTGCGAATGAATATATCCGTTAGCGCTCTTAGTATCGGAGAACCAAACACATCCCTAATCCAAGCAAAGCTTGAGGTGTCCGTACTAAAACCTAATATATTTCGAACAGGGAAGTGTGCTGAAGCGGTGTAACCTAGGAACTCTGTCGTGGAGGGGGTGTATTGACTGTATACCCCGGATAAAGTTCCGCTGGTATCCTCGTAGCTTTGGGACGAGAAATTAAACCCTTTCGGTACAAACGATGACACATTCAACCCATTCCACGGGATTATGGCACTCGTAAAGAAATCGACGGGTGTGGGCTGATTCAGCCCCTCCCTGTTGTTTGCCCATCCTTCAAACTTATATTTTAGGTTTCTTCTTCTTCCGGCTGTTCGGTATGACTTGACATTGGGCTTGATTGCGCTCGTAGAAACTGAGTCACTTGTTTCAGTGGCGTTGCCCCACAATAGGTCTGTTGTTGGGTGTAGGGTTGCGGAGGGTACCCACCTACCTTGACGGGGGTTATATACACTTGGCGAGATTGACGAGAAGCTTCCAGTGCCGCTGAACAGGTTAAATGCATCGTAAACATACGAACTGTTCAATTGGTCCATATCCGACTGGAGGGTATGGATTCCTACTAGCGCACTAGAATCCGTGGCGGAATAATCCTCATAAAACTCTGTTCCGACGAAAATCTTATTCAGGACGTGGAAGGGTGCGAACTGCCTAAAGATATCCACGATGGCGGGAATACCTTGTCTGCCTAGCTTGGTGTTTGTGGAGTTCACGAAGGCATTCGCAGAGAACTCAACATTATCGAGAAGAAGTTTTGTGTGTACTTCAGATGATTTTGAGTTCCAATAATCAAACACGGACATCCCTTCCAAGTCTGCATTACTTACGACTTTCTGATAGTTAAAAGGAAGGTTCAGACCGGAAGTAAGGAATCTGAAGGATTGGTTGGCTCCAAACCCAGGGGTTGTTATGGCGTCCGTCTCTTTAAGCCCAATAGAGCTTGAAAGCCACTCACCCACCTCTTGAGCGTCGGACGTAGCTAGGTTGAGTCCTAGAGCGCCTACGGGTCGAGCGAAAAGTGATGAGAGGTCTTTTACGATATCTTCAGTAAGTAAAGTATCTTGGTAGAACCTCTGCTCTTCCCACGGAGGCATAAAGATTTCTTTCCCTCTGTGAAAATAGCTGCCGACTTCGTTCGCGCTAACTTGCGCCTGAATAAAGCTGGAGTCTCTGAACTTAACGCCTCCTAGTCTAAGGAAGTCATGCCTGGAGTTGAGGTACTGAAGGATATAATCGACGAGGAATCTTGCGTTATTATCAGGGTTCTCGTCGTCAAAGTTTTTAAACTGGATATCGTAGCCAGAGGCTTGAAGTGCTTGGTCCCAAGCCCGTGCTAACTCCAAATAAGCCTTAGGGTCTTTTCCGTAATCAGTCTCGGTCTTAATGACGTAGTAAATAATGTTTGGGAAATAAGACTCCCAAAACTCTTGAAGACCGCTCGCGTCCGGTGTTGGGGAGTAGACAGAAGACGGGATAAGCATATTCACAGCTTGAGAAAGCGCCTGTCTTGTGCCTTTTGCTTTGTAAAGGTAAATCGCTTGCTTAAGCTGTTGACGCCACTTATCCGGGTCATTTCCAAAGAAGGTCCAACCTAAATATCGTCCTAGGTACTGCAAGAACTCTTCGGGACATTCCTCGATGTCCAAAAGATATTGAATGTCTCGAATAGTAGTTCTCAGGTCATAGAACGCGTAGGACAACGCTTTGAGCATTTTGTCCATTGGTCCTCTATTCGACATTCTTTGTACATTCAGCCCCAACAAAGACGCATTTACGATGTCTCTAAAGTAAGTTGCGTTCGTATCGTCTTCATTTACCCAAACATCAATCAATGTCTCTAGAGAACTAGCAAGTTGTCCTCCAGATGCCCAGTAGTTATCGCTGAAAGTGGAGGAGGGAGAGCTAAACGGGGAAGGTACGACCGTATTTGCCAACTCTGCCCAAGGTGCCTGACCTCCTTGAATGTTGGTCATGAGCCATTTAAACAGTAGCTTCACGCCCTCGGAGGTATTGATATGCTCGCCGAAGAAGAGATTCTCGGTCAGGGCATCTGCGAGAATACTACTAGGTGTAGTGGATGCGGGGCTGGTTACACTACCGCTAGTGTTTAGTAGGTAGACCCATCCAAGCTCATCAAGGAGAGCGCGTTGTACGAGGTCTACTGTGTTGACGGCAGGGTCAACTGTAGCGGAATAAGATTGTGCGAAGGTCGTATCAACGTTGTTTAAGACAACCTTCGGAAGCGCAGAAGCAACAACAAAAGAACTAAACTCGGAGACGTTCGTAAAACTACCGAAAGAGTACCCCAAAGGGGTTAGGACATTTCGCTGGAAATCTCGCGGGGAGCAGTTAGCCTTTTTGTTAAAAGGTACGAAGAACGGAACAAACTCCTGGGATGATGTATGGTTAGACGGGGCATCAATTAAGGTTGATGCGTTTTTTGCTACGTACAAAATCTTTGCAAGCACATTGTACTGTAAATCCTCGTCCTCTCCAAATAACCGATACTCGGTTTCATCATAGAACTCGGGTACGATGCGCTTAATTACTTCAACGTAATTAGCTTTTAAATGTGCTTGGTTTGGTCCGCTATCAGATGCCATTATACGAACTCCACTGAGAACTCAAAGTTGTTTAGTTGGACGATTTCGTTAAAGTTAACAGGTACGTCCCGTTCTAGGTTGTCTATTGTGAAGAACCTAATTTCTGGAACAGTTAACATGAAATTTTGAAGGTCGGCAAGGTCTAATCTCTGCCCAAAGTTTACTCTGTCTACAGAAAAATACTCTTGAAGTTTGTTTGCAGCCTTCTGCTTAATATTATCCTCAAACCTCTCGTTTGACCTGTCAATAAACACGGAAGCGACAATATCTAAAGTACGAACGACTCCATCTGAGATTACGATATCGTCCGTAAGCATTTTATACTGCTGCATATAATCAAGAAGCTCTTTTTTAAATGCTACGGAAGCTCGTTCCAACTGAGTCTCCGATGCTTTTGAGAGGACGAACATATCAATCACGTTAGCGGCTGCCCCGTTCTTTCTTAGGGACGCCATAGCCTTTGCTGTTTTTCCTGTGGTTCCTACAAAGCTATTTGCGAGAGCGTTATAGTCCTCTCCGGTTACTGCACGGTACTGTGTTCTAAAGAAGTATGGACCGTATCTCTTGGCGTGTTCGACAGTTTCAGCGGGGGAGCCACCAGTGCCTTTTGTGATATTGACGAGCGTTCCGTTCACGGGAACGCCACCGTGACTTAGCGTTACTGATTTATTAATAATGCCTCTAGCGATGTTACCGTTTTCTCCAGCGCCACGGCGGTAGTTAACGACAAAGGTTTCCCCTGGGGTGGGTAGTCTGCCTCTGACGCCGTCACCGAATCGTAGGACCGCATTGAATCCATCGGTATACACCTTCTCAAATACAGGGTCCGTTCCCCCGGAGGCGACGAAAAGATTTGAGATTTCGTTGTAGATAATTCCTTCGGTTGAAGACACACCAATACTTCCTTCGACAACAGGACCGTTGCGAAGCTCGATAGTTTGTCTGGTTGAATCGGTGGCGAAAGCTCCGGTTTGAGTTTCGAAGGAACCCTCTAGCAAGAAGATATCGGACACTTCGTTATCCGTGAAATCAGCTTGTGGGATTGTCAGGTCTCTGTTGAACAAATCCAAAGACCCGTCATTTAACTGGCGAGTCATTGTATAAAGGAGAGGTACGTTGCTTCTATCGCTGAGTACACTGATTGTTCTGGAGCCTTGAGGAACGACGACATCGGTTGAAAGAGTAACCTCAGGAGGAAGCGTGAGTTTTCCTGTGGCTTTCGAGGAGGTCGGACCTCTCATGGTAACACCAATAAGCTGCAACAATCGTTTGAGGTTATCGGGGTCTTTTACAGTATCAATATACATTTCGTTGGCGGTCATGTCGGCTCTCAAGGTATTCACAGACGCCATGTACGCGAACATCTCAAGAAGCATTTGACCTAAGTCCGAAGCAGCAAAGTTGTTATAGTCTGTCGGAAAAACCGCCTTCAAATAATTTTGTAGAGCAGTACGATAATCATCAAACCCTTTCAGGTTGTAATCGATAAGGTCTGGTTTTCGGTCATCGGGGACGGAACCGAGCTTCAGAAAATCAGATTCGATAGTGCCGTCGAAACCCGACACGTTGTACAAACCTCTAAAATATCTAGAATAATCTTGTTGAGTCATACCGTTACCTCCACCATCTCTGGATTAAGCAAATCGCTTTTTGATGCGAGTTTTAACCGAATCTTCAACTCACTTCTTTCCGAATCAGGAATCAAGTCTACCGCCTGTACAATCACACGAGGCTCATACTTTGCGATTACTTCAAGTATCTGTGACCTGAGAGTGTTGAGTAGAGTGTCGTCGATAATCTCAAACGCACTCTTTCTAAGGTCCGTTCCAAAGTCGGGTCGCATTACACGAGAGCCTCTAGCGGTCATGAGAAGCTGGATGACACCGTCTCTTAAAGCGCCGAGATTTTCGTTCGACGTGAGATAGCCTCCAACACCATCAAGGCGCATGGGGAATGCTAATCCTTGGATAGTATTTTTTCGTGGGACTTTTAAGTAAGTTAAGTCGAAAGTAGTCATTACAGCAAAATGTTCTCAAAGAATCCTTTTTGGGAATCGTAGTTAAACTTAGCCTCTTTTATAGTTAGAGGTTTTTCGTAAATCTTAAAACTTCCCACAAAACCATCTAAGCCGCTTCGGGGGACTCGGTTTCTATCATTACCAGTGCCTCCTCTGCTTCCGGACAGCGGCGGTTCATGCTGCCCTTTGATATATACCTCATCACCCACAGTAACCGTAGCGAGCGATGCTCCCGGTAAAGTCTCTTGGTGGGTGTGGTTTGTGTTACTTCCCAAGAATCCTTGAGGTCTATATGTGGACCCTGAAATCTTGGGGATATTGTCGGAATAACCACCGCCGATAATCCAGGGCGTGAACACAGGGAATCCGACTCGCTGAGGTGAGACCCTTTCGTCGTACAGGGACACTCCAAGGAAGGACTCCTTTGATGGGTCGCAGAAATCAGGGATAGTGTTTCTTTGCGCCGGGTCCATTATGGATGCGGTAGGTGTAGCTACATCAGAGGGAATATCACCAAAAACATCAGTATAGGAGGATGCGGCTAGGAGCGCACCGTTGAGGCACACGCGAACCTCTTTTTGTGGGGCGTCGAACGAAAGGTTGAAGTGTACAAAGGAGCCGCTGGCATCAGCGATACCGGACCCTGCGGCGGTTTGGAGTCCGCTGGGGATATACATTCCCATTTGTGTTACTTGGTCGGGGGTGGGAGTTCTGTTGCTGCTGTCGTTCTGACCGTCCCATCTTTCTGCGATGCAGATACTATGACCCCAATTGTTCGCAGCGGAATTAAAGTCTGTCTGGTTCTGTCCGGTAGTCGGAGCAATAATAAACTCTAGACCGCTCGGGTCGTAGCCTGTCGCGTTGTCGGGGCTTCCGGCATCTCGCCACCCGATTATCATACCAAGTGTTCGGTCGAGGTTGGTTCTTCCGTTTTTAATAATATTCGTGTTTACATAGTTTGAGTTTACAGGACCGCTATTTTCGTTTGCAAAAACCAAACGGTATCGATGATTGTCCGTCATGTCGGAATGAATATTTGGAACGTATGACCAAAAATCAATCGAGGCTCCGTTAGGCTGGTAGAACAAGTTCTCCAAACCACGCGTACCTTTGTAAGAAGTATTAAAGGTCTCAAACTCTTTCGTGTTATTTGGCAGACGGACATAAGAACCTTTTATGTCTGCCCAGCTTGGACCTAGTTTTTGCCGTTGGTCGAACACGGTCCCTCCCATGTAGGCGATACCTACACCAGAGGGGAAAATATAGGACTTGTCGTAACCAACCAGTTTCGCATCAAGTCTTGTCGAACCTTCTGCTGCATTGTTGAGTGCGTACAAAGTACCGGAAGGCTCTGTTACTGCTTCAGGGTCAAGGAAGTTGTAGCAAGCAAGCAAACCATCTTTTACGATATCACTAGTAAGTGATTTTGTAAGAGGTGTCGTTGCACTCAAGCTTCCGGAGGTTTCTCTGTGTACCCAGTCCCCAAACCCAACAGGCTCCACGGAAAGGCGTTCTAGGGATGTCGGTTTATTTGGAGCCACCACATAACGAGCTTGGTGAGGGGCAATAATGGTGTCGAGGTCTTCTGAGAAGAGAGTGAGTTTTCTCTGAACATCAAAGGCGATATCAGACTCCTTCAGGTAGGAGAAGTCGTTTACTGGGATTCGGGGAATCTCTACCCATTGACCCACAACGCCAATAACATTGTCTTCCTTTCTTACGGTAACGATGGTTCCAGTACTTTTATCCCAGGCTACTTTATCGCCTCCAGATAGTGAAAGGAATGTTCTCGATTTTACTTCATCTGGTAGGTCATCATATTGAAGCTTGTACTCAGCGGCTTTTCCGACTGGAGGACGGTACTCAAAGAATACACCCTCTCCAACAGGGTGGTCTCTATCCGTAACAAAGAACTTGTCTCGTCCGTAGATTGCCGCAATTTCAAGCTGTCGTTTTCTTTTTTTGATTTTCTTATCGTAAACAGAAATCGCAGCGTTCATTTGTGCGGTGTACGAACGAACAACCGCATCAGAGGCGTCATAACCATTAGATAAAATCTCCGCTACGTACCCAGACGCTTCCGTAGTGTGGGATACTTTGTCGTCATTGAACTGCTGGAGAACATCGTCGTATTTGTAAAAATCCTGTACGCGCTCGTTTGTATTTTGCCCAAGGTCTAGGTTCAAATCGAAGATAGTTCCGACGCCATCCACGGCATCATCTTCTGTAAAGGAGAGACCTCGACCGCCCCTGTTTGAGTCGAACTGCAACGTCCACATCTGTGATGAGGTCGCAAAAGGAAGAATATCAGGTACGGGTTGCGTTCTTGAGTCGTAATATAATCCGTCATTTGAGAGGACAAACTTTCCTTTTGAGGAAATAGGAGGTCCATACTCAAGGTCAAATACTGGACTCGGGATTTTCGTTCCGGACAGGGATGCGTTTAGATACCGAAGAAGTTTTTGGTTTTCTGTGAACGGAGCCACAATCTTACCAGTGATGAACTGATTGGTTTGGTCGATGACGCTTTGCACACGAGATTTTACGGCTCCTGGTAGAGCATTCAAATCAAGAGCGCTGATGTTTAGCATCGGTTCCGGTGCTAACCCTTCAGACCTTAGTCGCATAATCTCCTCGATTTTTTCGAGGGTATCATCAATCTCGCCAATCTCGTTCGACAAGCGGTCCCTGGTCAGGGTTAGGGAAGCAATCTCAGTGGT